GCAGTATTTGACTGAGAACCAGCAGTATTATCATATACAAATTCATGACACATCTGCCGACCACTCATTACAGCTTCACGATCCTTGTTCATTTCATTTGAAATAAACATAGACTCATAGGACTTAAAGAAATTGTAATCATCCGTTTCATCTACGGTATTACCTCCAACACGTAGAGTTGCTCTACGAATTAGACTGTGAACACCTACACCAAGAGGGAAAAAAGCACCATCAGCAGTTGAAGCATTTTTCTTTACAGCTAAAGTAATTCTTGAACCATCATGTAAATAACCCTTGTTCTGTAAAACAAAACGGCAAGATACATCATTGCAGACAATTGGGTCAAGTACATCAGACGTGACATCCATAGCCATATTAGATTGAATTTCTCCTACCTTAATAAGGTTAGGAACATTTCCTTCATCCATTTTAGGGGGGTCAATAGGGAGAGTTTCTTGAATATTAGCCATATTTTTATAATATTAATTACATAAAAAAATAAATAAAAAAAAAAATTAAAACTTCATTTAGGCTACGATCTGGATGCCCTGAGGAGAATATAGCATAGTCTGTCTTGAATGGACGAAAAGGAAAAGAGCATTTGGAGAATCACTGTCAAGCCCTACCTCCATCTGGATACCAAAAGGAGTTGTAGAAAAATCTTCACCTACACCAGTTCCAGAAGTATCAAATGGAACTCCAATACATTCCATTACACCTCCTTCAGCAGTTAGAGGAGTCGTTGCTCCAGAATAAAGTCTGTTCGTATTTACAGGAGATATCTGAGACTTAATATTATTTGGCTTAATACTATCACGTGCAAAAGTTACAACTTGAGGATCTACTACAGTAGTGTTTTCACTATCCTTTACATTTGTATCTAAATTAAAGTTAAAAGGCATACGACGGCCTGCCTTGGTTATAATTATAGATTTTATATCTGCTTGAGTACCATCACTGTTGAGAGGAGTAGTAGTAGCATACGAATTATATGCTAAGTTGTTAAGATACTTAGAAGGACACATATTCATGAAAACTCCAAGAGTTCTTGAAGTTCCAAGGTTGAAATTAACTACAGCATTAGCCGAATTAATTACATTGAAATACGAGGTAATAGCATTGTATGTGATTTGACCTGTAGAAGGCATCTGTTGCTGAGGAACATTTAATTCACAATGGAGACGGACATTTTCTAGTTCATAAAAAGCATCCGTAAGACCAGTAGTAGAACCATTAAGAGCATACAATGCCTGAGCATCTGGGGCTAATGTTAGTGAAATCTCAACCCCCCCTAGTGCTGTACCATCAAGGGGTAGTAAATTTCCTGAAGATAGGACCCCTGTTGGAAGATTTACACAAAATCTTGAACCATGGGCAGTAGCAGGGAAATCAACTAATTCTCTCTTTTGAGTTTCATAGTTAGGTACAGAAAGGGACTGATTGTTTGAAAAAGTCATTTTTTCTTCACGAGATGCTACATAAGGATTGTATGAAGCAAGGAAACGTCCATAATGGTTTATGGTTTCGATTACCTGACGAGATCTCTGAGATGTAATAGTTACTTTATCAATAATTGAATAGAGAGCAAGTTTTTCATCAATACCAAGCTGATCGGCAGTAGTTGGCTTAGTTCTACTAGCATCCTTAAAGAACTTAATATCTCCAGAAAGTCTAACACTACCACAATCAAGGAGATGAGGCTGTGAACCTATTAGGAAAGAAACAATTGGATTTCCTTGCTTGTGGGAAATCTTCTGGGTAGAATTAATATTCGAAGGCTGTATCTCGTTGTAGATAATACTCATTTTTATAATACTTAATATATATTATTTTAGATGAGATTATTTTAAAAAATATTATTACAAAAATATCTATACTTCAACTTGAATTCCATCCCCACGGATAACTATTCTACGAAGGTGGTATACAAAATTACACCAGAGCATATCCTTTTCAGGTGGGTTGCTTACGTCTTGGTAATGAACGTTAAGACGTAAATCTTTGTTTCTCATGTCATACACACCATTATTGAGAGAAAATGTTCTTCCTACAGCAAAGTTCTCATTGAATCTTGACATCTGTAGAGCAGGCATACCAGCAGCCTGAAGAGCCTTATCAAGTTCAAGTAGAGGAATAGCATCTACAGAACTCTTAGAAGAAATCTTTTCCGTATTGACATTTAATGATGGCTGATTACGTCCGTCATAGAAAAAGAAATATTCTGTGAGTCTGTTAGAGATTCCAGCAATACCACTTTGAGAAGAAAGTAATGTATGGTCGTAAGAGTTAGCATGGATTTCATAAGTTCCATTACAAGAAATCTGATCCTTTGCCGAATATACAGAGGCATCCGTAGGAACACAGATAACAGACTTAGCACGTTGATGATTACCAGGGATTCCAATATTTGCTACACGGTCTCCCTTGAGTTGAGAATAATTGTATACTTGAGTTGAAAGGAAATCATAAACCATCATTTTTCCTGCTTTCATGTCAGCCATAGCCTCTTGCTGTGCCTTAGCACCAAGATCAATTTGATTGAGGACAAGTTCTACATTACTCATAGAGTAAGTCGGAGAATATGTTGTAGCACTAGATACTGAGGTAGAATATAGGAAAACATTTCCAGCATTCGTAATATCCGAACCATTATTTGTAACAGAAGCATTAAGAGTAACTTTAACATACTTATTTGCTCCAGTTCCAGAAGTTTCAATAGTCTTAATAACAGCATTAGCAGATAATTCATATTGTTTAGTAGTATCTCTGAGTTGAATCTTTTCTCCAACAACTAGAGGGAAATTATCAACTTCCCAGTTGTTGTTATCATGCTTGATAAATAATACATTAGAATCAGAACCATTCTGCCACGATGCTGGTGAAGCAGTATTACCATCAAGAGAGTGGAAAAGTGGATTGAGTGTAAGTCTACGGTTTGTATTTACACTATCTAACTGACGGAAGCATCTCTTATTTTCTGATGTAAGAATAGAAATAAATAAACCATTCATTAATCCACATGGAACAACACGGTCATTTTGGAAGAGTCCAGTATGAAGGGGAAGCTTCAACTTACACTGAGTGTATTTATTTGAGTTCGTAAATGCTTCACTTGTAGGATCAGCACTTACATTACTGTAATAAGGAGAATACTTGTGATTAGCAAGTTGAGACTTAGTAGAGCCACGAGTTCCACGAGAATCAGGAGTCCATACCCCAGCACCTTCATTTAATGCTCTAAGATTCTTTAGAGTTTCATTTGAATGATAAGCATACTTCATAGCTACATGAACTGGGTAGTGTCTAATTTCCTCAAGCAATTCAGTCTTGTCCCCAGAATGAATACGAATAGTATCAATGAGAACTTGTCCACCAATGAGTTCATCTAACTGGAGTCGAGTATTACAAGCATTGGTATCTTGAGAAATAGTTAAATCGAATTGGAGGTAAGAGTTCTGAGGTTTGAAATATTCTACATTAGGGGGAATCTAAAATTCAATAACTTTTTGAGCATCATAGGTGAGACCATTTTGAGATGGAATTGCAACATAATCCTCTTTAAGTGGAATCTTGTTATCAGCTACGAAAAATCCTGAAGACATATTTTATAATGTAAACAATATAAAAAAATAAATAAAAAAAAATAAATTAAAAATTACCTTGTAGCAGCAAAAGATCCAGCAAGAGATGCCTGTGCTACTTGTTGAAGTGGTGGGGGATCTGTTGGTTTTGTATCTGTCTGAATTTTCTTTGCTGTTTCTACTGCCTCACCTGCTGCCTCAGATAATCCTCCTGCTGCCTGAAGTGCTGTTCCAATAACACCAGCCAATTGAAAACCAGGGACAAATCCAAGCATGTCAAGAGCAGTACCTCCAATTGTAGCAAGATTTCCAAGTTTTTCTCCAAAATTATCTCCAGCAAGACCCTTTCCTGCTTTAAGACTTTCATATTCTGAAGCAATATCCATACCAGATGAAACAAGTCCACCTAGAACTCCTACACCTTTACCTAATGCCCCAGCTACCTTAGCACCCTTTCCAGCCAATTCTCCTACCTCTTCAGCACTCTTAGCACCTTTAGTTAATACATCAGAACCTTCAGCAAATGTTCCTTCACTTGTTGTAATAGCAGCCGAAGGTTTTTCAGCAAGTTCATCTATTTCTTCACCTGCTGCTGCTGCCTTTGGTTTTAATTCATCTGGTGTCGGTTTTACTTCAGTAAAGCCAGGCTTACCAGCATTCTTAACAGATTCATTGTAAGAATCTAGTGTAGTTTTAAAATTACTCATTGCAGTTGATTCTGTAAGAGCATCTTTAACTCCAGACATGATACCTTCTTCTTCGTCATTACCTACAGCAACTTTTGCTGCTTTAGAAGCATTCTCTATTGCCGTCTTATTTTGTAGTCTTATACTTTCATTAAGATTACTTACAGCACCCATTCTTGAGTTCCCGAGGGAAATAGCACTACTCATGTTATAGCCGTCCATTGTTTTATATTATTCATTATAAATTAATTTTGAGAGATATTTTCTAATTTATTTAGTTCATCTTGTTTTTCTTCTTCACTTTGATCTGCTCCTCCAGTAGCTACGAGTTTCCTAAAATTATGGAACATCTCAGGGGGATTCTTTGATAATTTCATATAACAGAAATCATATTTCTTCTTACAACATTGTTTATATAATTTTAACCAGTTCTCACTACCCTTGAATAAATCCCCAAATTCTTCCGAAATTGCAAAAAGTTCCCGTTGATTAGGGAAAGGACTTCCTACAATTACAGAGGTAGCATTAGATCTTATAATAGGATCTACAGCACCTCTGAACTTCTGAACTGATATAACTAATAATTTAATACCGTAATGACGGCTACGAGTTACAAGATTTGCTATGTTACTATCCAGCATTCCCACACAATCATCAAGAACCAAAGCAATTTCTTTTGTAGGATCATCATCTCCTTTAGCTGTTTGTCTTTGTATAATATTTTGAATTAATTCAGGACTATACGTATCATGACATTCGAATCTCTTTTTCATAAATCTACTTGTAGAATCCATATTGATTGTGGGACTAATTACAACTACACCCCCAGGGAAAAAATCTTGACCATAAAAATTATCATTAAGAAAAAGTGAAGAAATTATGGTACTTTTTCCGGTCTGTCTTGGACTTATCATGAGGAGACATTCACCAGCCCCTTTCACACCTACACCTACATCAGGCAAGTTAGGATGGTGGTATTTTGCTGTTCCATTATTTTCATCGATTATAGGAATAATTTCTGGACCTTCCATTGTATATTATACTTTAGAAATTATTTTTTTAATTTAATCTTTATATTATACATTATATTTTTAATGTGTATTAAAAACGTTCTTTGAAAAAAATCCAGAATCACCATAGTAACATTTTGGAGGATATACCAATTGCTTGATAGCTTCTTCATGTTTTTTTCTTTCTACTTCTTCTTCAAGCTTTTTCTTTTTTTCTGCCTTTCTCCTTTGTCTTAATTGTTCATTTTTTAATAATGCTTCATCAATTGCCTTCTGTATTATATCAGGATCTATATCTGCTTTAGGTCTTGGTGGTGGTACATCATTGACAATATCTTCTAATTCTTTTTTTTTACTTGCCTTCTTTTTTTGATTAGCCTTTGATTCTAATTCTTTCATTTCTTTTCTTTCTTTTGCTTTTTGTTTCCGTGCTTCAACTGCTTTCTCTCTTGCAATTTTTAATTTAGCCTTATGCTCTTCACTCATGGGCTTACGTGGTTTCTTCTCTTTCTTTACTGGTGCTACTACAGGCTCGGTCGTCTTCTTCTGCTTTACAAATATTTCATCTGTGTTAATATTTTCTTTAACAGGCTCTGGTGGTTCATCCTCCTCAGTATCAGATTGTGGTGGGGTTTCAATTATTAAATCAGGATCATTTACAATTTCAGGTAAAATATTTGACATTCTCTATATTTTACTTTATATTTTATTGTATTTCATTAAAAAATAATTAAAAAAAGGTATAAACTAAATATTTATTTTACATCTTATGTTTTTGTCTAATATGTAACACTACAACTGTAGAACCTACAGCACTCTTGACAAACTTCTCTGTCTTATCAATTAAATCAACTGAAAAATCTCCAATACTTAATGGGCCTGCATTATTAAGATCAAGATAAGTTTTTTCACCAGGTTCAAAAAACAATCCACCTGTCTCATTACCACTATTATCAAAACGAGGGCAGTGGTAAATAATTTGAGACTGATTACCAGTAACTCCATTGATACTTCTTTGTGTTAAATTATTTACTCTTACAAATACAGATTCATTTGCTACTAGTTTAGGTACTACAGTAGATGAGAATGTTACAGCAGAACCATTAGTGGTTGTAGGTGTTTCAAGAACAGCAGTATTATCAAATCCAAGAATATTTGACATATTTGCTCCAAGAGTGGGTCTGTATTTCTTACTTTCTGAAAGAATAGGCACTACATCGTAGGCAATCTTTCCTCCAGAAGTTCTTACAAAATCGTGTTCTGTAGGAACTCCAGTTTCATTATATAATCTTGTATCTACAGTATTTAGATATTTTGTTCTCTTTATATTTAATAGTGTAGCATACCAATCATGGTTTGTTAGTCTTTCATTTAATGGAATGCTATTTGATTTTGTAGTATCATATCCATCATAATTAAATCCAGTTATATCTCTACCTTCATATTTATGAATTTGTAAATAATTATCTGTTCTAGCATCACCATCTGCTGTTCCTCTAATTTCCATCTTACCATATAAATAAGCACAAGTTTGAGCAACAGGTTTAAAGTAAGATGTTTTATTATTTGATGCTTGGTAATCTGGACTACATATTTTTGATGGAGTTGCTGATACTCCTTTAGTTAATGTAACATCAACTGCTTCACCATCTACAGTAAATTGAATATGATTGAATGCAGAAGCATTACCAGTTAAATCATACGGTTCAGAGTTGGGACTCCCACTTCCATTCCAATAATCTACTTCTTCCATTTCAAAAGTAAAATTTCCTCCTGATTGTCTTTTAGCAACTGATTGATATAAACGTAGTTCATAGATATCTGAAGCATTATTATATACAGATGATGCTACATAATCATAGAAACCCATTCCATTATGTTTCCAATAGGGTGGAGATGCAAAATATCTAAATACTTGAGTCCCATCAGGAGCTACATGTTTTACTTGAGGATTACAATATCTACTTAAGCCAACACTCCAATTTGAAGCATTCCCATAATTAACTTGAAAATTTCCTTGAGTGCAAGATAGTGGTGATGATTTTATTTGAGCAAATGCTCTAGGATTCTCCGAAGCATTCGTAGACCTTTTGTAAAATCTATGATTACTTCCTGTATATTCCCAACCATCAGACCAAAGATCTCCTTTTACAAAGTCTGCTTGATTCGATGGTGAACTGTCTTGAGTTGGTTTGTTATCAGTACCTGAGGCAGATGACTTTTTATCATACGTTAAATTAAAACCTTCAAAAACATTTCCTGTTCCTCTTTTTACAGAAGCATTAGCTTCACCTTGTAGATCAGGATGATAAATACCAGTATTCATATTTGGTATAAGAGCATTATCTACATAGTCTTCAGAATTATATTCTCCATACGGATCTACACGGATAAGTGCTGGATGTCTAGGAGATTCTTCAAATGTAAAATCATCAGTTAATTTTTTTCCGATATATTGATACATAGTTGAATTAGTTCTTCCAACAGAAAATACACCATCCTTATTCATCTTAATACTCTGCAATGCTACTTCACTATTGGGAGGAATAACCAAAGGTGTTTGTAAATTGTTAGTAAATGAAAATGCTCTATCGAGACCTCTTGGAATAACATCAACATTACTTAGAGTCTCAAATTTGTTGTTTGACAATATTACCAATGACATTTTTATAATATTCTCAATATAAAAAAAATATAATAATAATTATAATAAAAATGCCGAAACATACTAAACCTCAGATGTATGACAACAATGAATGCTTTAACCTACCAAAAAAAAATGAAGAAGATAAAAAGATCAATCCTAAAAAAGTTTTTAAAGGCTATACTGCCCCCAAGGGTCGGAAAGGTTCTAAAAAGTCTAACATTACCAAAAATTACTAAATACATTACCAAACTTCATTTTTTTTGGTAATTTTTTTTATGGTCTCTTATGCTCTTATTATACTCTATTATATATATATACTATATATATAAATTACTTAAATTACCAAAATTACTAATATATTATATATTAGGAGAGCAGAGTAAGAGTATATAAAATTTATATATGTACTCGGACTAGGAGTTTATGGGGAGGACTCATTTTGAGCTATTTTGTAATGTTTGGTAATTTTTTGGTAATTCCCCAAAATCCAGCCTCACGTGTAATTATTAATCCTTCTTCATTAAATCCTGTTGGACTCTTAATATTTATCCTCATACAACCATTTATTCTCAAATATTTATTTACATCATTACTCTTGACTTGTAAATTATTGTCTTTGAATATTTGTTTAACTTCTCTGAGTGTTAAACGATCTTTTCTATTTCCCGTGAATGTAAATAATTTTTTCACTTCTTCATTTATATCTGTATCAATGTAATCATAAATATTTTTAATCTTCCGTTTCATCTTATTACAATATATATTATAATCATATTTTTAAATCTATTCATCATCAAGTATTCTCAGAGATCTCCAGCCATCAAATGATTTGCCGTCTCTCATTATTTTGCATTTGATACCTCCACGACTAGTAAGGTATTTATTGTATTTCTGAGGACTCATGTTGATTTGCTTTTTAGTAATTAAATATCTCAATTGTTTAGTTGATACAATATCATCATAGCCGACCTGCTTTTGTATACTGCAATCTTTTTCAGAATCCCAGTCATCATAAGTCTGCCCCTTGTATAATAGTAGTTCGTCAAGTAGTGTATATTCAGTTTCAGCTTCTTTGAAATCTTTTTGAGCCTCAGCCATCGATTTGGGTAATGGTAACCTTTCACCATAACTTTCAAAGAGTATATCCACAAAAGCATTAACTACGTCTTTAGACTTACTCCAAGATTTAATGTTATCGTCTTTCTTATGGTATGAAATAATAATCTCATTTGTTTCTTGATTTCTAACTGTTGTTCCGACCCTCTCATCATCAACAAATTTAGATGGGAAGTAATAAATAGAACTTGTCTCTTTAGCATCAGTAGGTGTGATAGGTGGTAAATCATTGCAGAAGATCATTGGACGAACCTGTGTTTGAAAATTAATTTCATCTTGGTGATTTAATCTTGCTTCAATGACATCTCCACCACTAGCTAATTTTTTCAATATATTTCCATTCATTTTGTATGTATTATTTTCATCTCTTGTAATCTCATTTGTTAAACAGAATCTTTTGAACTCAAAAGGTATTAACCATGAAAAACTCTTAGCACTATCTCCAATGTTATTTTTGAATACAAAGTTTTCTCCATTAGTTGTTCTACAGTAATCTCCAAAAGCAGCTTCAAGCATTCCAACTAAAACACCTTTTCCACAATCTCTCTCACCCATACAGACAACCCAGTTTTTATCTTCAATCTCTCCAGCTAATGCCCTAGCAGCTGTATTGAGCCAACTATCTCTCATTTCATTATCATTAGCAAAAATAGGATTTAATATTCTTTTATAGACTTCATCTCTGAACTCTTTTGTAGAAGGTGTATAATCTCTTTTTATTTTTACAGCAGTATACGTCTCAGTATCATAGGGCTTGAGTGTATTACTCAAGAAATCCCAGTAACCATTATTGAAACATAATTTCCTAAAATTACTATTAAACAACTTATCCAAAAAATCCTGATCTTCTGTAGGAGTTACAAACTTTAAAATATTTGAACAACCAGTGGCCATAGTTGAGTATGGTCTCAATGCTCCTTCATCATTCATAAAAATATTTAATTGTGCTATTATATTTTTTAATTCTTCTTTGATATCTTTTTCTCGTGAGATCCATACATTATCAATTTTCATAAAGTTTCTTCCATTACAATGAATGTAATCATTTTTTAATTTAT